CGCACCCGATATCGCTTCACCAGGTTGTTCCACACACTCTTCTTCCTTAATCACGGTAATACCCTTCACAGGCTTCAATGGTTCCGCAAGAATGGGCTTTGTATTAGCATTCGTAACAGTTATCATACGAAGCGTACCACGCAGCTCATCACTCATGTTTGCAACGACCATGTTTTTATAAAACTCCTTGACCCGAGGATGAGCCTTGAAGGCCATCGGGTCAAAGTCATATACGTATAGTGCCTCTAAGGAACGGGCACGAGATAACGCCACGTAGGCCTGGCCATATTCAAAGTTGCCCGAGCCAATGTCTACGAGGGCAGAATCCAATGTAGATCCCTGACCTTTATGAATAGTTTGAGCCCACGCCAATCGTAGAGGAATCTGCGTACGACTTGCAAACTCATACTCTTCAATGGGCCATGCATGGGTTCCCACAGGTTTGCGCACGCCATTCATGAATTCCACCATGGGAAGATGGGTAGCTGCACAGAATCCAACCACCACACCCCGTGAGCCGTTGACGAGGCCCGCATCTGGATCCACATTGGCAATCAGCATCACTTGTGCATTCAGAATGAGTTCCAATTCTTTTGCATAGGGTGCATTATTATCAAATGCTTCCAATACATGTTGAAAGTGCTCCTCTTTCTCTGAAAATGCCTTAGGCGTTTTACCATCGTATGCAAGACGAGCTTTATACACCTGTTTCTCGCCACTAAGTGCCCGTAAATTCGTATCATTGATCATTTCCACTTCGGCACGACGGGGAAACAAAAGCGTCGGTTTGATTTTATTGTCTTTCCAGTCCAGTCCTTCACGAGTCCGTAAAATGGCACAAGATTCTTTGGATAAGCACCCCGCCCTCGCCTCTTTTAAAACTCCCTGAAACACGGGATCTTTTTGCCGTTGGATTTCGGTTAATTCTATGGTGCAGTGAATGGCTTCCCGCCATGCTGCAGACTCAAAGGCAAACACCGTCGCTTCGTCGCTCTTATTCACAGGAGGCAACTGATAGAAGTCCCCAACCAATAACACTTGTATTCCACCGAAGGGTTTAGGAGATCCACGAATCTTTTTGCCGAGTTCATTGAGTTTATCCAGAAGCTCAGCGGTCATCATGGATACTTCATCAATGATCAAAAGCTCGGTACAGAGCCACTTTCGCATGGCTTTTTGGTTGCGACGAATCTTCACGTAGAGTTCCCCCACGGTCCCTTTGCCGAGTCCGATTCCTGCCCAGGAGTGAATGGTTTTGGCCTTGTGACCGAGGAGAAGCGCAGCGCAACCGGTTAGCGCACAGATTTGAATGCGAGGAACCTTAGAGGACAATGCCTGCATCAATCCAGGAAATTCGGTATAAATCACGGATAGCAAGTAGCTTTTGCCGACCCCGCCGCCACCCGTTAAGAATACATTTTCTCCGTTTAACAAGTGATCCATTACTCGGCGTTGCTCTTCGGTAAGGGTATCCAAGGCAGATGGCACAAAACATTCTGAATATGATTCTAAGAAGGCTTGTGCCTCTTCTCGTGTAGGAAATCCTTTATATACTGCGCCAGAATATCCAACTACTTCTGCTTCAGTGGTTATCCAGTCCTCATAGATTCCTGGATGTAATCCTTTTACTACAGCATAAAAGGTCATGGTTAACTCTTTTTTTCTAACATCTTGTGGTTCAATTTTATGAATCTACATCCTCTAATACAGCCAGCAATAGTGATCCAAAGGTAATTTCTCCTGTTTCATCCAAATGTGCCAAGGACTTCTGATGAAGTTCCTCTAAAACATGGTCTAAATCCACCATTTCATTATGATAGGGAATAGTAATTACATCTGTAATGGAATCTTGAATGCGGTGCATGATTTTAAGTGCTTCTTGATGTTTTTCACATAATAAATCGCTTTGAAGAACTAATTGATCTAACTCTTCTATGAATGAATTATCGTCACACGAATTATCGCACGAATCATCATCAAAGGAATCAGATACATCATCGCATACATCATCACATGTCTCCATCTTATATAATATACGCACAAATGGTTTAGGTATCTAAAGTCATATCACATTATATCTATAATGTCTATTTGTGTCAATGCTGTATTATTTACGATAAAAGATAAAAATCCAAAGGAGAACAAATATATCCCCATCTTTTATATGTGGTTGGGTCAACTGATAAAAGAGGGGGGGTTAACAGAGAATGATATGATTTATTTATATGTAGACACAGAGACACTACACTATATGGATGCAGATGGTGTATTTTCATTATTGCAAACAAAATTACCATTTGAAATGAAACTATTTGTTTATCCACCTCCACTTACACTATTTGATGGTACCATGATGCGTTTTGAATATCATGAATATACACAAGATATATGGATGTATTGTGATATTGATATTCTTGTCCTAAAATCTCTCCATGTATTAACAGAGCATCTCACACCAAATACGATTGCAATTCATCCTGAAGGGCTATTAAAAGCCGAGGATGGTACAGCCAATTGTGATTATGGCGCAGCATTTTCAAAAGAAGATCTGGATCATTTGTCGCCAACTGCTATGGGGCTAAGTAATGGTAAATTTATGATTCGTGGAAATGAAATACATCAGACCCTTATTCATATAATACGCACTATTCATAGATTAGAAAATGCACCATTCTTCATGTTTGATCAGTGTTATTTTAATAAAGCAATTTATTTAATGATGGATCAGCGACTATGTTTAGCAAATGTCACTATCTTTCAATCGCCCACCCTATCCACCAATGGGCATGGTTTTACAGATCAAACGGTGTTATTGGATGCGATGGGAATACCAGGTGATGGCGATTTTCATTTAAACAAAATCATAAAGTTTTATACGATGATAAACACAGGAGTTATTTACAATCTTTCTAATACATGATACTGATATTCTCCGTATGTTTCTCCATAAAAGGACGCAATAATCTTAAATCTAGTACGCAGAAACTGTTGAAATTCATTCATGGTCCATTCACGTGCGTGATAAGGATTGACGGGAGGTCCCTTCCAACTCCCTATATGATCATTTTTATGTCGTGGATGATGGCATAACATAAAACGACAAGGGGTTGAAATAATATAATATTTTGCATGAAATCCAAGTAAATAATCCAGTAATCCAGTAGGATGACGAATATGTTGAATGGCATTCATAGAAAGAACCATGTCTGGATCCTCTTTGTTTTCATTGGTTAAAAAAGCAACTTCTTCTGCGCCACTTAAAATCCAACGCCGATCAGGATAGGTCTTAACCAAATCAGTATGAAATTCTTCGGTATCAATACCGATGGTATCAAATTCAGCCAATTGTTCCACTAAATGTTTTCCACTTTTACAACCTATATCAATCACATTCTTTAGCCCACGTTCCATCATAAATGTTTTGCAAAAGGTATACGCATCTTTCTGAGCGATATATGCTAATGGATCCTGATTTTGATGAGCGGGATTTAAATTGGCAGTATAATGTTGAAGATAATAATTATGAAAAGGTGATTCCGTTAGAAAGAAAATACAACCTTCAAATAATTGTTTAATAAAAAAGAAGGAAATCTGATCTTGAATGCCACATTGTTGAATATGACTGTACCATATAAGATTCATGTTATTCGTGTGTTCATGACGCATATTTCGTAATAAAAATCCAGTAGCCGCATGATGCATTGTTTTTTCATTAAAACCAGCACGGACTTGTTTTGCGATGTATTGTTTGTATTTGGAAGATTCAATGATATATCGTTCTTGTTTTTGAGATTCAATGTATTCATTCCATACACTATCGTGTACAAAATGATGTTCTCGTATAACAAGCGCATAGTGTTGATCTATAAAATATTTTTTAATGCATTCCTCAATAAACCGATCGTTGATGGCTTCTAGTTTATTATCTAAGTAACATAAATAAGCATAAGGCAAAAGTTCTTTGTATTCGTGTGGTAATACTCTTACGTGCTTGCCAGCCATATTATGTTGAAACATATCATCCCCATCAAGTGCTTTAGGATCATAAACAGAAATCCATTTGGTTTTCTTAAGTTTCTCCAACATGGTTTGATTATTGGTATAATAATAACAAGGATAATGATCAGAAGGTAATGTAGGAATAGTAAAACTAGTATTTTTATCAGATCCGTAAAAACATGTATAAAATGCAAGATTCATATTAGGATAATATGAATCTGGTTCTTTAGATACGATTATAACTCTTTACTTCGTAAAGGGTATAAGCCTTATTTATTATAAGGTGATAAGCGGCTTACATAGTAATCCGCATAAAACCTTTACTTCGTAAATGGTATAAGCCTTATTTATTATAAGGCGATAAGCGGCTTACATAGTAATCCGCATAAAACCTTTACTTCGTAAAGGGTGATAAGTTGTTTACCAAGTAAACAACGTAAGGCATTCACTTCGTAAATGGTATAAGCCTTATTTATTATAAGGCGATGCTGTAAATGCCAACGAACTAATCGGTGTATGATAAGAAATAGTACAGGCCATTGGAACTTTTTTAGCGCCTCCATCCCTCTGGGATGTTGTCCATGAAACAAACCAGTGAGCGGGCATGAAAAGACATGTACCAGGGCGTAAGATAACGTCCATGTATTTGAGATCCGCAACAAAGGGCGTATCTTTTTTAGTAAGTTGATTGGGGAAACATCCCACCCACGGCACAGGAAGAAAATTCTCCATGGTTTCAGGCATAATAGTAACAGCTAATTCACCTTCCACAGGAAAAAGGCATGTCCATGTCGCAAATGTTTTATGGAGTCCCCTTGCGCCTGCCCAACAATGATAGCGAGGAGTGAGCCAATAACGAAGAAAGGGATGAATGATAACAGGATTCATGTATTGCTTTGCCCAAATGGAAATACCAGAAGCGGAAGCAATGGTTTCGGCCTGTGTATGCTTCCAGGGACAAATGGATTCGGGAGTGGCGGTAGCGATCCAGTCGGTCAAGCGGGAATCTTGGAATACGGGAATTGTAGAAAAGCAGGGGCGTTGAAGAACATCGTCCCGAGTCCAAAAGGTAGCGGAGGGAATACTTCTTATGACCAATGGAACTTTTTCATGAAGGAGATCGGAACTATGTTCTCGCTGTGCCCATTCCATTTGGTTGATGCGAAATTCGCAGAGGGCTTGTTTGTAAAAGAAGGTAAGAATGAGAAAGCAGATTGCAATAATTAAAATGAATTCCAACATCAATGTTAGACCTATGAAAGTTCTAGTAAGAAAAAAATAAGTTGTTACGCATTTATAAAATAAATATAAGATAGAGCGATGTCTAATCCATCCAAGTTGAGTGGATTAGAGTTATTTCAACTAGCAAAAGAGTATGAAGAAGCACATGGAATGCGTCATTATAATTATGGACCATCTTCAAAAAGAGAGAATCAACGATCTAATCATGCACGTGTAACTGCACGAACGAAAAATGAAGGGAAACGACAAGAATTAATGGAGTGGAATGCAAGAAGAAAAGCACCTCCAGCTAGTTCTCCAGCTAGTTCTGCAGCAAATGCAGGTACAAGTAGTTATTATAATCAAAGAAAGGCTAGAGCAACCGCAAAAGCGCAACAAAAGAGAGAGAAGGAAGAACAAAGAAGAAAACAATTAAACGAAGAATTCAGAAAAAATGAAGAACGTAGACAAGAACAAAATAAAATTGGTGACCTTATACAGTATTGTAAAGGAGGTCGTATAGATAAGGTAACGGAATTACTTGAATCCTATCATCCTACACCACATACAAAATTGAAGATGGTTGAAATGGCAGCATGGTTTGATAGAATAGAAATGTTAGACTTTTTATTAAGCCATTCACAATTTCAAGATAGACATTATGAATACTATGCATTACTTGGTGCAATTAGTTCTAGTAACTCTAGAAATACAATTACCCATGTATTAGAGTCTTGGGAGGCAGATCCATCTGAAATAACACTGCATGGCCGTGATGTGGTAGTAGAGCCAAATGAAACATTAAATTCTGGTGAGAAAGTACTAGATGTAATATGGGATGAAGAACGACCAGATGATCCACGTAACCCATATGCATTATCGCCTTATGAAAATAAAATATGGAAAGAAGCATTTAAGCTATCATGTAGTAGCGATGTATTTGGTTTTATTGCTGGAAATCCAATGTATACGCAACAAAGAACACTTGATATATTTAAACCACTTTTAGAAGATTATCATATGAAAAATCTAAATGCAATGATGTATCTTGTGTATATGCTGAATAATATAGATCCATATGACCCGTATCGTTATTCACCGCCATTTGGAAGAGGCGATCGTGAAAGATTTTTACGTATTATTCTCCCCTATGTGCTGGATGTATTAGAGGAAGAAGCTGATCCCTATAAAAAGAAAAAAGCGGCAACCATTCTTTATAAGAAAAATTATAAAGAAATGACACCTGAGCAAAAGGCAAGACTAGAGGCAGTTTTAACTGATTTTCGTTTTATGAGAAATAATGGAACAAAGAAGAACAAATTAAATTTAATAGAACGTCTTCAAAATATTCCATTAAAAGATCAAAATCGTATAATAGTATCAGATATACATGCTAAAATATTACAGAATACGCCACATTCACATAAAGCAAATAATGCATATAATTCACATCTTCCAGTAGAAAAAATGAAAAAATTACCACAAAATTTATTTTCACAATCACTACGTTTTTTAACTCCAAAGAAGGGTGGAAGAAATAAATATAAGAAAACACGCAAGCATCGCAAGCATCGCAAACATTAGCCCTTTATGTTACGCCGTGTTTTTCCGTATTTCTTAAAGACTTTTACAACGGTGGGATCTGCTTTATGACGGCGGGTAAAAGAAAATTGTTTGATTTTTGTCATAGGCTTTTCTGTTTTTGCCGATTGCAATAAAGATTCTTTTACTTCAAGAGGTGTTACTTGTGTTACTTGTGTTACTTGTGCAGTAACAGGAGGAGTTAATGCAATCGGCGGAACAGAAACAGGGATAACTGCCTGTAAAGATGGCGATAAAGCGGCCGAAGGCATAAGAACCCTTAGAACTTTATCTACCCATTCATACGACAACGATCCTGTTTCTAGTGCATGAACGAAATAGGCATCCTCTTTTACCACACACTGTTGAATCACGTGAATGAGTGCATCTTCCACATGATCTACTTTTTCAATATCATGCAAGGAATTACTTTGATTGAATAGTTGAAGCCATGCTTCTTTGTATTCAGGCAAATACGTAGTGAGCGCCAGTTTGGAATCCATGACAAATCCAAATCGCAAACCAATCGTAGAGAACTGCGAGTCCATATCAAATTGAAACGTTGGACCTTTCACGATGTTGCCCATGAGTTGCAAAGCATTTTGTGCCAAATCCTCCATGAGAATAAAGCATCCGTAGAGATGATTTTGTAATTGGATGCTGTGTATTTTAGTTGATAACCCAGTCAATTGTTTCTGGACAACGCCCTGTATTTTTTCGGCATCCATTCTCTATTAGAAAGTAGTCTTCTCCTAAAGAAATATAAACACACTAGAGTCTAAACCATACACCTGTATGAATAGTAAGAATGAAATGGAAAACATACTAGAATTCTCACATGGATCCGTTCAACTTAATGATGAGCAGTATCGTGTGGTAACTAGCCCTCCCTCTGAAAATCAGCGTATTCTTGCCTCGGCAGGTTCAGGAAAAACTACCACCATTACTGCACGAATTGCCTACTTAGTTCAAGAATATGGAATGGATCCTAATAAGATTCTCCTTGTCTCGTTCAGCCGATCTGCTGCGCAGGAAATGATTCATCGTGTGCATCAATTAATCGGCCCTGTACAAATGTATGCAGGAACATTTCACGCCCTATCTTCTCAAATTCTGAGGGAGCGATCGCCCACGATGATTAAGGACCAACCATTTATGGATGAGCTTCCTTATCGTCTAGTGAAGTGGTTGGAATCGGATTCGGGTAAACTCTGGGTAAAAAGATTTCACACAATTATTGTGGATGAATTTCAAGACATCAATGAGATTCAGTGGCAGATCCTGAAAGGATTTTATCACCGATATGCCACGATGAGTATTGTGGGTGACGATGCGCAAAATATTTATACATGGCGAGGATCTTCGGTGGAGTTTATCCTTAATTTCCATGAAAAAATTAAGAATGTGAAAGACTATCAGCTCTGCAGGAATTATCGTTCCACAGAAGCAATTGTAACCATTGCGAATTCTGTCATGCGATTCATTCCAACACTTCCGTTTAAGGAGAAAATGATGGCGAATCTAAGGGGTGGTAGGAAACCAGAGGTACACTTTTTCTTCCGATCATCGGATGAGCATGATTGGATTGTAAATTCCATTGCGAAGTTATCCGAGCAATATCCTGAATGTACCATGGCGGCATTATCACGATATAATTCGGATCTTTTCAAGATTGAAGAGCGGCTGCATCTTAAAAACATACCCTATCATTTGTGCACCACGTATGATCCAGAGAAATCCAAACAAAAAACTACTAAGAAAATTACCCTAGCTACCATTCATGCGAGTAAGGGCCTAGAATGGGACATTGTGTTTTTCATGAATCTTCATGACGATGTGTTTCCATCTAGAAAGAATGACGAGGACATTGTGGCAGAGCGCCGCCTCTTTTATGTGGGGATTACACGAGCCAGAAAAGGGCTTTATCTTACATATTCTAGACAAGAGCGAGCCTTATCCCGATTTGTAAGAGAAATCCCAAGACCATTTCTCAAGTTTCATAATGTAGCTTCTTTCAAACTTAGTACGAATGAAATGGCTGCAGGGATGATGAGCATAGAAGATATGCTAAGAGGATTTGATGGTGGTGACTGGAACGAGTTAAGAGAGAAGGGATGTGTTCCGCAGATCACAAATAAAAAAACCGACTCCATTTACCAATTTGGTGAATTATTTTCCGTGCCTGAATGGGTAAAACAACAGGATGTAAGGGCCACATGGTTGGAATTACTACGTCTTACGACTCTGAGAGAATGTGCGCTGTATCAAAATAAATTAGAAGAGCTGTGTACGCCTGAGATTAGTGAAGCGCTTTTGACGCTGCGGATTTACAAGGAGGACATTGATTTCTGGGAGCTGTATGAAGCGGAACTAGAGCATTTGATTCATACGTTTATGAAGCATACTGCGAAGATGCCTGCACTGGAGTATGCTGATTTAGAAACGTATGTACAGGCAAAATTGCCACATTTGAATTGGTCTGTGCAGGATATGTCGCATGCATTGATTATTATTGCAAAGATTCGTGGTCAGCTGCGTCCTCTCAGGCATGGGGGATTTGATTTGAATGAATTTACATTTGGGGTGGTGCGAAATTCTGTACCGACGGAATTGAGGCCTGAAGTCTTGGCCAGTTGGCATAATGTGATTGATAAAACAAAGAAAACAAGTGAAATTGTGGGGGATTTATGGAGAATTGCCTCTATTTCCTCAGTCATAGAAGGAAGAAATATTCCGTTGTATCAGCATCAAACAATTCTTCCATTTCTTTTAGGAAAGGAGCAGCAGAATATTACAAATGCAATTATGAAAGCAATTCCTATCTGGATTGTTCAGGAGGATCGCCCCACGTTTCATTTTATTTTTGAAGCGGAAGGGATTCGTCCCATTTTATTTGACATCATGACGGAGAAGCGTGCATATGATATCTTTTTTGATCCACAATTTATACCGAGCATGGAGGATAAGATACTACTTTTACTAAAACAGTATGCTTATGAGGAAGTATTTGACCGTTCATTAGAGTCCATTGGATTTTTAAATATGGCGACGGGGCAAACCATTACGTATGAGGTGACATCTACCATACGCGAGCAGCTGAGCCGCATGTGGCAACACCTACAACAGAAGTACAACCTTTATCCGTAACGCCTGCAACCATACCTGGTGAGCGTGTGCTACCAAAGCCCTTAATGGGTCTAGATCCTAATGCGGAAGGCATGGCTCCACCAGGTTGTTCTATGGGCCAGTGAGATATCATAGCCTGCTTCGTAGGTTGCACTTCATTGACGCCACCGTGAGGCATGGGGTCACCTCGCTCATTCTTACCAGCATTAGGCAAAGCATAATATTTCTCTGCGCCATAGCGATCTTGTTTGGTGGGATTATTGAAGAGGCGGCCGCTGCGTTGAAAATATTTGGTATCGTTTTCGGAGCGACAGGTATAGATATCGGTGCGAAGGAGTGCCTGGGGCATGGTCAGTTCATCCACAAAGGCACTGGATACACCTTTTCTATCAGGAACAGTGGTACCAGGAACATACATGTTACTGGATTGGCGAGGAATGTACTGTGTGCTAGGGCACCATTTATCAAGCGGATGATCTAGTGTGCGAAGGACAGATTCCTTGTCAATATTGGCGGCATAACGACCGGGCGGATAAAACTCTCCACCTGTGGGAAAGACCATATCTTTGGGAGGCATGGGTGCGGCAATAGCGGGGCCGCTGGTGACATAATTTTTGCAGACCTTTACCCATGGACGGAAATCCTGGGGTAAATCAACCTTTTGTTGAGGGAGAATATGTCGTAGCATTTCAGTGGGATCCCAGTGTGTTTGTAAGCAAACGGGGGGAAACAAGTTTCCCTCCACATTTTCAAATGGGAATTGGCTAATAAAGGGTGAGGGTACGTGACTCATTACTTATTACTTATTTATTATTTGGAGCGTCTTTCTTCACAAAATCAAGAAAGGGTGTTGCATTAGGATTGGTGGGGATAGCAACAGTAGGTGTATTTTTCCATGCGGCATTTTGATTGATAAATCCTACTTGTTCATCAATTTGAAAGGTTGCATCCCATTCATTAAGGCTTAATGTGAATGGTAAGTATTGCCATGCAGGCGTAATTTGGTTATCATCGTAATAGATTTTAATACTTACTTTATCTAATTTTCCAAGTGTGTTTTCAAAGATGGATGGATTTTGAATGAGTGTTTGTGAAATACCTGTATCACCGACATTACCCATAAGAATCTTTGCAGCAACCAGTTTTACTTGTCCAGTCGTTTCATTGGTAATAGTATAGTTCTCGGGCATAGCAATATCCATATTATTAAATCCTTGTTCATCATTGATAGACATGAGAAAGTTCATATTTCCAGTGGAAGTAATATCGGCAATGGTACTAAAGATATTAAAATTATTAGGTGTTAAATTCATTAATCCAAGGCGATATTGTAATGTCCCAATGATAGTATTTACTGGAATATTGGAATACCATGTATTAACAAGTTTACTTAGTGCTGCGCAACATAAGGTTTGACAAGTGGATGTCGTTGTATTCGCATCTGCTGCGACAGAACTAGTTGTAATACCTGTTATACCTGTTGTATCACTTGTAGTAGTAGCACTCGCAGTCGCACTCGCAGTCGCACTCGCAGTCGCACCATTAGAAATAGTCGTAAGATCAATCATTTGTCCAGGAACATATAGATTCTGATTGGTAACAAAGGATACAGGAACTGCCTGATTAGAAGTATAGGATTGAGTGGTAATCATCCCACGTGGTAAAACATTATTATATTTTGTAGAGACATAGGAATGATAGTCGTTATTGGTAGTACCATATACAGTAGATACAATATTTGCAGTACTTTGTACGATTGTATAATAACTGGAAAGAGTGCTATGATAATCACTGAAATTAGTAAAAGTCATTGGAACTCCACTATAATTTCCGTAAATACGACCGATAGTACTGGTATAGTTAAACATAGAAGTAAAGTTTTCATCGGTGGCCAAATCATTTAAACCGAAGGTAGATTCAGAAGTAGTATAAGTAGAACCGCCACTGTAACTGAAGCCAGAGGCTAAATGATAATTGCCAACCACTGTGCTAAGATTTGACTCCAAATGCTTGTAGATACACGAATGATTTACTTGCGCAGCCTTCAAGGACTTAAAGGAATTGGCGTTGAGTCCACGAAGGGATAATTCCTGATTAAGCGCAGATGCATATTTCTTTGTAATGTCACGTTGGATAGAAGTATGTAATTGATCATGAATGGTAGTAAAACGACTTTCTTTTGCATTATAGGACCATTTTAGCTGATTAATATTATTGAATTCAAAGGTTAAATGCCGTCGATAACTATCAAGAATGCTCTTATTGGTACTACATAGTGTATAATACAAATCGCTATTTAACCCCTGAAAAGGGCCCATTATTGCAGTTGTTACATCACTAAATGACATGCCATTTGTTTGAATAAAAGGTTCTGCGATTTTTGTGGCAATAGCTTCTTTTAGAATGGGATAATAATAGGCATTAACTGCCGCTTTATCTGTAATTTCAGGAAGTAAATCAATATGTTGCTGTGTATAATAGGTATTCATGATCTGCTCTTTGGAGTGTGCGCCATACCGAATATTACTTGTTTTAGATTGAAAACAGTCACCAGGTTCATTAAAAAGAACAGATGCATCACGAGTATTAGTAAAGATCTCATGAAAGGTGGAATAGGAAAGAAGATTAAGAGGCGGTGTATTATTTGCTTGAAAGGTAAGTTCTTGTGCTAGCTGTGGATTATCGTAGGTGCCATTGGGTATGGATAATGTAGTTAGTAATGGTGTACCATCTGCGGTTGTACGACCTTGTTCTATCATTCCAAAACTATTACTGGAAGTTGTACAATTCATGATAGAAACGCATGTACTTATACATGTTGATGGAATACCTTGATCTAACAGCAATTGTACAACCGTACTTGCATAAAGATCAAATTGTTTCACATTACCTGAATTATTTGGAAAAGAAAGTTGTACCAATTGAAACTTGGTAATATTTTTGTAAACACGAGGTAACTTAAGTTGAAAATTAAATGGAGTAGGATAAATGCGCCGATCTCGGTTCATGGATTTAATACTTACCAAACTCGTTTTTGTAGTTTTGGGAGGTTGTAAATAGACATAATCCTTAAGAGATGAAATATTTGTGCTAGCATCCCATGGTGCACCAGGTGCATGTTCCATGTATTTTAATTGGGCCTGACTTGTATTTAAATTTGGACCAGGAGTACGGAGAATTGCATATCGTGGATCTTCTTCACGACGAATACGGATATCTTCTGTGTCTGATACTTCAGATTCATCTGATAACTCAGTTTCATCTGTTACATCGGTTGCATCTGTTGCATCCGTATCTTCACCTGAGTCATATGGTTGATAATAGTGAACCCCCTGACTCATCCTATTTACATCCTATGTATTTTTTCTTTATGTAATAAAAGTCTAGTATAAAGAAATATATTTACTGTAGTAGCAGTTGTTCTACTCATAGTAAAAAATGAGTGATGGCAATACTACATTTAATACAACTGATGTATCGCAAAATAATGCGAATGCATTTAACCCAGGATTTGCCAATCCATTTCTGGTAACAAGTTATAGTCAGCCTAGTTTGGCAGGTTATGCAAAAGATGCTGCGCTTTTAGAAGTATCTAGTATTATTTCTACCATTGATGGTAATTTTGCAAATGTACTTAATCTTTCAACCTATACACTTAATATTTCTACAATTATTCCTTCAGTAACGGACCCTGATCAAACAGTAACACTTTTTGGAAGCACTGTAAATCTAACTGCAGAGACATCTATTAATATTAGCAGTCTTAGTACAATCTATGTGAATGCATCCACAATTTATTTAAATGCCTCAACTACCTATATTAATAGTAATCTAATAGTGAGTACATCGATATCTACAACATTTCTAAGTACACTTAATATATATTGCTCTACGCTAACAGGATATAGATTAAATACAAATACTATTAATGCTAGCACAATTACAACGGGAACACTAAATTTCTCCACATTAAGGGGTAGTACGATTTCTACAAATACACAGGCAATTGTATCAACCTTAGTAGTAGGTTCTACTATTAATGCAAACCGAATTAGTTCAAATATTATTACTGTAAGTGAATTGGATTTCTCTACCATGATAGGGAGTACAATTAGTACAAATGTATTAATTGCAAATACAACCATTTCAAGTTTTAATATTTCATCACTTATTATTACAGTGGGAAGTCTATTTTTCTCTACATTATTGGGTAGTACCATTACTACAAATACTGAAATCATTGTATCCACATTAGCGGTAGGTTCTACTATTATTACAGACCAATTAAGTACAAATATAAATACAACAAGTCAATTAAAATTTTCAACCATGAAGGGTAGTACTATTACAACCAATTCATTAAATGCATCAAGTATTACAACATCAACGCTTATTGCGCTTACGATTATTAACTCAACCTTATATGATATTAGTACAATTGCATCCACTATCACTGTATCTACCCTTTATTCTTTAACAATTAATACATCTACTATTACTGCAGGAATAGTTTATTTTTCTACTCTATTGGGAAGTACAATTACTGCACAATCTATTAATTTTTCAACACTAATAGGTAGCACTATTTCTACTAATACACAAGCAATTGTATCAACCTTAGTTGTAGGTTCTACTATCAATGTGGATCAAATGAGTACAAATACGCATGTTACAAATCTTCTATATTTTTCATCCTTGATTGGTAGTACAATTACTGCAAATACACAGTCCGTTGTGTCTACATTGGTAGTAGGTTCTACAATTAATGTGGATCAAATTAGTACAAATCTTCAATTTACTAATAAATTAAATTTTTCAACCATGACTGGAAGTACAATTAATACAAATGTTCTCTATGTATCATCATTGTTAGCATCTTCACTCACAATTGGGTCATTATATTTTTCTAGTTTGATTGGTAGCACCATTTCTACTAACACCATTGCGGTTGTATCCACCTTAGTAGTGGGGTCAACTATCAATGTAGATCAAATTAGTAGTAATCTTCATTTTACAAATCAATTAAATTATTCATCCATTGTGGGTAGTAGTATTCTAACAAATATTGTCCAGGTCAATTCTACACTAATAGTTTCTACTCTAAATACAAATATAGCAACCTATTCTACCTTAACGGGTAGTACTATTACAACAAGTACATTAATCGTATCCACTCTAAATGCAAGCGTAGCAACTTATTCAACATTAACAGGTAGTACGATTACAACAAGCACATTAAATGTAACATCAACCCTAATTGCTTCCACTCTAAATGTAAGTGTAGCAACCTATTCTACCTTAACGGGTAGTACCATTACAACAAGCACATTAAATGTAACTTCTACACTAATAACCTCCACTCTAAATGTAAGTGTAGCAACCTATTCTACCTTGACGGGTAGTACGATTACAACAAGTACATTAATTGTATCCACACTAAATGCAAGTGTAGGAACCTATTCTACATTAACAGGTAGTACAATTACAACTAGTTCACTGAATGTAACTTCTACACTAAATACATCCACTCTAAATGCAAGTGTAGGAACCTATTCTACATTAACAGGTAGTACGATTACAACTAGTTCACTGAATGTAACTTCTACACTAAATACATCAACTCTAAATGTAAGTGTAGGAACCTATTCTACCTTGACAGGTAGTACGATTACAACAAGCACATTAATTGTATCCACTCTAAATGCAAATATAGCAACCTATTCTACCTTAACGGGCAGTACTATTACAACAAGCACGTTAAATGTAACTTCTACACTAAATGCCTCCACTCTAAATGTAAGTGTAGCAACCTATTCTACCTTAACGGGTAGTACGATTACAACAAGCACGTTAAATGTAACCTCTGCCTTAATAGTGTCTACTCTAAATGTAAATGTAGCAACCTATTCAACATTAACGGGTAGTACGATTACAACAAGCACGTTAAATGTATCCACTCTAAATGCAAATATAGCAACCTATTCTACCTTGACGGGTAGTACTATTACAACAAGCACGTTAAATGTATCCACTCTAAATGTAAGTGTAGCAACCTATTCTACCTTGACGGGTAGTACTATTACAACAAGCACGTTAAATGTATCCACTCTAAATGTAAGTGTAGCAACCTATTCTACCCTAACGGGTAGTACCATTACAACCAGTTCACTAAATGTAACTTCTACACTAAATACTTCCACTCTAAATGTAAGTGTAGCAACCTATTCTACACTAACGGGTAGTACGATTACAACAAGCACATTAATTGTATCCACTCTAAATGCAAGTGTAGGAACATATTCTACCTTAATAGGTAGTACGATTACAGCCAGCACATTAAATGTAACTTCTACACTAACCGCATCTACCCTAAATGTAAGTATAGCAACTTATTCAACATTATCTGGTAGTACGATTACAGCTAGTTCACTCAATGTAACTTCTACACTAACGGCTTCCACTCTAAATGTAAGTGTAGCAACCTATTCTACATTGACAGGTAGCACGATTACAGCTAGTACGCTAAATGTTAATTCAGGGCTAACAGTTTCAACCTTGAATGTAAGTGTAGGAACCTATTCTACCCTAACGGGTAGCACCATTACAACAAGTTCACTCAATGTAACCTCTACGTTAAATACCTCCACACTAAATGTAAGTATAGCAACTTATTCAACCTTAACAGGTAGTACCATTATAGCTAGTTCACTGAATGTAACCTCTACGCTAACCGTTTCAACTCTAAATGTAAGTGTAGCAACCTATTCTACCTTAACGGGTAGTACCATTACAACCAGTTCACTGAATGTAACCTCTACGCTAAATACCTCCACTCTAAATGTAAATGTAGCAACCTATTCTACCTTAACAGGTAGTACGATTACAGCTAGTACGCTAAATGTTAATTCAGGGCTAACAGTTTCAACCTTGAATGTAAGTGTAGCAACCTACTCTACCTTAACGGGTAGCACCATTACAACAAGTTCACTCAATGTAACCTCTACGTTAAATACCTCCACACTAAATGTAAGTGTAGCAACTTATTCAACCTTAACAGGTAGTACCATTACAGCTAGTTCACTGAATGTAACCTCTAC